TCTGTGCCGACAGGTAGGTGCCTGGCACGATCGCGTCGTCCGGGATCGGCTTCAGCTCGTACGTGCCCGGCAGCGTGCTGACAGTGATCCCCATCTGCACCGTCGACGTGTTGCCCTGTTCGTACAGGTTGATCGCGTTGACGAATCCCGTCTGGGCCACGTCGTCCCACGTCAGGTCTTCAGGGTCGTCACCGACTCGAGGCTCGACGGCGATCACCGTGTACTTCCACTGGCCGGCGTTGGTCGCCGTTGACGACTGCACCCGCCAGAACTGCGTCGGCTGCTCGACATCAAATCGAGGTTCGGTGGTGTTGCCGTACATCATGCGATCGCAATCTGTGCCGCTTCGTCAGTCGTAAACAGGTCGTTGAAGTCCGTGCCCCGCAGATACGGCTGCTGCCAATACACGCCCCTGATATGCCGGATGGATCGCGGGTCGCCCTCGTAGGCCATCGCCCCGATGCGCGTGCCGAACGTCGGCCGTGGCACCTGCATCGCGTGCTTGTCCTCCCGTGCCCGGAACTGGTACTTGCCGATGTACCATTCAGCGTCCAGGGCCACCCGCTGGCATCCCATGTAGACCACAGTGCCCTGTGCCAAGCCCGCGAACGTCGCCTGGTTCCGCGTCCCGATGCCGGCGGTGTCTTGAAGGATCGTCTGATCGCCGGTGACCATCGTGCCGAGCGTGCTGGTGTGGACCCCCTGCCGCACCACCTCCACCGTAAAGTCGATCTGTGTGAGGCCGATCGTCAGCGGGTTGCCGTTCCAGTCGACCTTCGTGCCGCCGATGTCGCCGGCTGGGCGGTAGTCTGTCGATTCGACGCCATCGGTGACGCTGCCGACCGCACTGTTGAGGGTACTGCTGCCGCTCGAGCCGTCCCACAGCGTTACGTCGGCGTCGTAGTAGCCACCGCTGTCCGCTGTCCAGGTATCTGTCGGCACGATCGGACCAGACCGATACACAGGCGTCGGTGCCATGACGTGGTTGGACAGCACCCGCACCAGCTCGTGTTCGCCGGCGAACCTGGCGTATTCGGTCAAGGCGATCGTGATCTCGGCAGCGTTCAGCCCTTCCGGCAGTAGGCGAACACCTACCGTCCGCACCCGAGCCGGGTCGCCTTCGACCGTGCCGCCGACCGATAGCGGGCCGCCAGTCTCGGCGATGATCCCGCCGTACCCTGTGCCGGAGCAGATCAAGTCGCGGATTTCCTTAGCCGTCACCGTCGACTCGTCGGACGTCCGGAAGACCCGCGTGTGCGTATGGGCGCCCCAGTCCTCGCTGGACGCCTCGCTGCTCTTGATCTCGAATCGTTCGACTGTCATGGTCTAGGGTCCGCCGATCGTGCTGGGTCTGTCTGTGTTCGTGCCTGGCCGCCGACGTTTTCAAGAGCAGCCCGTGCCGCGCCTGCCATGCCACCGCTGGCAAACCCTGCTAGCGCCTCCGGTGCGACGTCAGTTATGCCGAACGTGTTGAGTACCGTGCCGAATGCCGAAATTGCAGAACGTCCACCACCCTCGATATCGCCGGCGACGATCTTGCCAGCTGCCTCGCCAAACCCCCCGGAAGCCTCTTGCAGCTGCTTGTAGAAACCGATTGCGGCCGCTGCTGCTTCGCCGATACCAGCCACCAACGCCGGCAGCTCGTCGGCCAGCGCCAGAATGTGCGGTTCCAGCTGCATGAATCCAGCAGCCAGGCCCCGCACCGCTCCCTCTTCCAGCTCGAGCATGGCGTTGGCAAACGTTGGGCTGATGTTCATCGCGCCGCCGATCAGCTGTGACGCACCGAAGCCAGCGATGCCGGCCCCGAGCATGCCCCGGACGCTGGTCAGTCCCCCCATCATGCCGCCGATCGACTTCCGCACAGATCCGAGCGCCCTGGTCAGCTGGCTGGTGTCTGCGCCGAACTTGAATGTGATGCTTCTCGCCATCGGTGCAGCTGCTCCGCTAGTTCCCGGTCACTCATCCGCCGCTTTCCGGTCAGCTCCTCGAGCACGATCCGGAACTCAAACGGCTCCATCCGCCCCACCTCATCGAACGACCAGCCCGTGCGGATCGCCACCTGGGCGATCAGTCGGATCCATTGCGTTCGGTCACGACCGCCATACATGCGGTGAATTCCTCCTTCTCCATCGCCTCGACTTCGGCGACGGAGATCCCGTAGCAGCGAGCCACGGCCGTGATCGCCTGCTCGACTTCGTTGTCGATGGCGGCGAGGTCCGCATGGTCCCGCATGTTCAGGTTCCGCTTGTATGACTTCATCCGGCCGGTGTCCATGCGCCGCCGGCTTCGTCCTCGGTCACCGTCAGCGTGAATTCAGTCGGCTGGTCCAGTGAGCCGGTGACGCTCGAAGACGTTGCAATACCGGCGTAAGTGCCGCCGAGCGGGCCGCCTGTGATTTCAATCGACACTGCTGCGCCTGCTGCCGGCAGCGTGCCGTCTTCGCTGTGGCCGTTGAGGGTCACAGTGTACGGCGATCGAATTCCCGCCACGTTCTTGCGGTAGGCGTCACCCGATGCCGTGACGTCTACCAGGGCCGTCTCGCCGCCGGCGAACTCTATGCTGGTAATCAACACCGCCGTGCTGCCGATTGACGCGGTGACTCCGTTGAATGATGTAGCTGCCATGATTAACTCGCAAAGGTGATCGTGGTGGTGATCTCAGTGACGTACACGGGAACCGTGTCGGCTCCACGTTGGAAAATCTCAGCGGATCGGCTGGCTTCGTGAACCGACACGAAGTCGTTCGAGTCCCGCAGGTCGGCCAGAACGTCCGCCGCCAGCGCGTCGGCGTTGAGCCTGGACGAATGCAGACAGGCAAAGACGTACCGAGCATGGAACGGCCCGCCGCTGGTGCTGGTGCTGTTCGTCGCTCCGGAGTCCTCGAGGCCGAACAGGACCGCCGGCAGCTGCGTCTCGCGGTTCCGGATGTCCGGCGACACGACGACCCCGTTGATGTTGATCGCGTCGTAGATGTCTTCGTTGGCGGTAGCAAAGCTCACAGCATCGACCTCAGCTTTCCGAGTCCCACGCGCTTGCCCTGCTCGAGCTGGATGGCAATCGCCTTCTCCATCATGCGAGCCACGCGATCGTTGTAGATGCGACCGACAGGCCGGCGGAACGGCTTGGCGGACACCCGCTTGCCTTCCCACTTCGATCCGCCGCCAGGCGTGTATCCGCCTTCGATCATGTGGGACAGGTAGTTGTAATAGTGCTTCCCGTTGATGTACTGACGGGTGACGAGGCCGTCGCGGGTTCGCTTCGCCTCGACGCTGTAACTGCCTCGCTGCGTCAGGCTCTTCCGGACGCTGCGAATCTTGCGGCCCTTGCCGGCAGCCGTCTTGCCGAATGTCTCGATCCCCCGCCGGCCCTTGACGTAGGCCCGCGACTTCCGGCCGAACGGGATCCGGCGGAAGTTCTCGATGCTCTTGTCCCGCATCACGTCAAACGCCACCCGTGCGGCGTTCTGGAGCATGTTCACGCCTTTGAAGCCCTCGAGGCTGTCAAGGGTTCGCAGGTACCGCTTGAGGCTGGGCGTCGGGCCGACGTCGATAGGCAAGCCTGCCTTGTTCTGTCCGACGTATTGTCTCATCGTTCCACCGCCACGACTGTCAGCTCGAGATCCCGCCGCAGACCGTTCGGGTCGCGGATCTGCTCGATGTCGTAGTAGACGTCCCGATATTGCACCCGCCAATCGAAGCCAATCGACTCCGTGAACGGCATGCGGACCAGGGCGGTGAGCTTCCCAGACTGCCGGATCTCGCCGTCGTCGGTCTTGCTGACACGTTCCACCCGGAAGTCCACCATCGCGGTGAACTCGAGCGTGTACGCGACAGTCTCGGATCCGGCATCGTCGACCGTTTCCGAGGCGCTGTAGAACTGAACAGCATGACGTCCGCCGAAGCTCACAGGCCCCCCAGTTGATAATTCTGGATCAGGGTTCGCAACGACAGCGGGACGTTGTTGTACGTCATCGTTGAAACACCCTCCCGATCGGTGAACAGGTGGTTTCCCAGATCAAACACGGCCACCTTTACATCGGCCGGCACGTCGCCTGTGACGGACATCGACGCCCGGTACTCGCATCGGGTGTCCCATGTGCCCGAGGCCGTCAGACGGAATTCTGTGGCCCCCCAGACGTTCGCCAGATACCAGTCGGTCGTGACCGCTCCCTCGCTGACGCCATCGCGGTACTTCGTGACGCTCGAGATCGTCGGCGACGGACCGAACGGAACCTGCATGCCTGGCAGGATCGCGATCTCGATCGTGGTCGCCCGCAGATACCAGTTGGTCGCCTTCTCCCACATCGACACGCCGGCGTCCAGCGACCGCTGGAGCGCGGAGTTGTCGTCGGTCCACGGAATCCGGCAATGGTCCCGGAATGCCGACAGCTGGAATGTGTGGGCCGACTGGCTGGTGATCTTCATCGGTTCCCCCGGAATCCAGGGCCGAGGCCCGAAGGCCCCGACCCCGGAGAAAGGCTGAAGGGATCAGCTCGCCGCGATCTGGAGACGCGCCGAGGAACTGGGCCGCATCCAGCGACCGTCTGCCCGCATCCGAGTACGGAAGGCGGTGATGCCGCTGGCACCGTTGGTGAACGGGTCGACCTGACTGGTCACCTGCGAACGGGTCGCCACGACGTAGCTGCCCCGCTCAAGAAGAACAGCCTGGAACGACCCCGCCGGCGTGGCGTCGGTCATCGCATCCGAGACGTACACGGGATAGCCGAACAGCGTCCCCATGTTGAACGACTGCTGGATCGTGCCAGTCGCGTTCGGAAGGAAGAGCGGCCGCCCGGTCGCGCCCGCATCGGTCAGCCCGATGACGTGCTGGAACAGGGCCGGCGACATCAGCCACGACTTCTCGAGGCCCCAGTACTTCGCCGGCATCCCAAACGTGACGTCCAGCAGGTCCTGGTAGGTCACGCTAGCGATGGTGGTGTCACCACTGCCGGTCGAGATGTCGGCGATGGCGACGGTGCCGTTGCCTGCCTCATCCGGGAAGGTGCTGGCGATGTCCGCCTCAGCAGCCAGGAGGCCGTCCGGTGCGGTAGCGTTCTGAGCCGCAGCGGTGCCGAGGTACTTGGTTTCCCAGAAGTACGCATGAGCCTCCCCGTGCTGCGTCAGGATCTCATCGACCGCACCGCCACGGTTGTCGGAGATCACCTCTTCGGTGATCTTGGTCTCGGCCGCTGACTTGAACGCCCGAATTCGGAGCTTGCCGAAGTCCGGGTCAAAGTTGTCGTAGGCCACACCCTCGCCGGTAAAGTCGGTGATGGTCGCTCGAGCAGTCACCATCGGGATCTCGGCGTCGCTGGCGTAGCTGCGAACGGTCGCGGCCTGAGCCACGTTGGAACGCGAAGCGAACAGGCGGATCATCTCGTCCTGAAGATCGACCGGGAGCAGGTCGGCAGCGTTGCCACCGAAGTCGATCGTGCGGCGCTCGAAGCTGCCAGGCGACCGCATTTCCTGCTTGAGATCGCTCAGGAACTGCGTGCGAATCTCCTGCTGCGATCGCTGCTCCGGCTTCCGCTCGGCGCGGAACTCAAAGGACGGCGCGGTGAGCGACTCCCTTGCAGATGCAATCGTCTCAGCCTTGGAAATCTCAGCCTGAAGGCCACGGAATTCCACGTCGGACTTCTCGAGTTCTGCCACCTGATCGGTGGTCAGTTCCCCATCGACCGCCAGCA